TCGGCAACAGCCGCCAGATTCATATCATCATTGTCAACGAATGCGTCGATCTCGTAGCCGTCGGCCATCCACTGCTGCACGGTTGCCTGCTTGAACTGCGACACGTTACCCGCCACGTCGTCACCGGGGTACATCGTTAGCGTGTTATAACGCACGCCGGCAGCGTCGAGCGCGGCCTCGGTCTCCGCGCGGTCTGCCTCATCGCGACCGGTTAGCAACATCACCGGATACTCGCTAGCGTTAACAGCGTCGATAACACTGCGCACCGGTTGATCGCCATTCACGAGCAGAGTGCCATCGATATCGACCACGAGAATCTCGCCCTCGGCACGTGCCTCTCGCTCGCTGATGTCACCCATAGGTTCGATGTCTTCCTCAATCGACACTGCCACCATCTGATCGATAGCGGCTTGTTTCGTGTCGTGGCAACCGATCGTTTCGAATGAACCGTCGCTGTTTTGTTTCACTGCTGCCCAGCCGCCGCAGTCGCTTTGTTTGTCGCTAATCCCGTATGGCATCGTTAATCCGTATCCGGTGTCATCACACGCATGCTGGCTGTACCGACTTCAGCCGTCACCACACCGTACATCGTTTGTTTCAACGGGAGGAAAAACTCGTGTGGAGCGCTGTGCTTCTCCAAAGGCAAACCATTGGCAGTGGTCACCGTGGAATCACCAACGTAGATCGTCGAATTGTTGCTAATCTGCATATAGACGTAGCGGTTTTGATCATCTGGCGCAACCAACTGTGTTGGTTCCGTGCCTACTGTTACAACTGTCGTTTTCATATCACAACTCCGGCGGGATCGAATCGGTTCCTAACAACGGGAGATCGCCGCCCTCGATGCCCGAAATTGGCGCGCCCTGCAAGCCCATCACGAACTGGTCGCCGCCGTCGTACGGCTCGCGGTCATCGTCCTCGCGCGCTTCGTTCGGCGTCAACGTGCCAGACATGATCTGGATCTGTTGCGCACGCACACGAGTCATCAAATCCGCACGCATAAACTCGTCAGCATTAAACCGCACACGCTGCGTAATCGGCAACATCTCCGAGATCGCATCCTCGACTCGTCGCATCCACGGCAACAACGTAAACCGCACGAAGTTCGTGCCCATCGACTCGATGTTTTGGTACGTCTGTGAGTCGCCACCGGTGCCAGAGATCAGATGCAGCGGGACGCGGTACACGCGCGCGATATCGCGGATCACAGACTCGCGGTGCTCGATCATCTGCATATCAGCGGCGCTCGTGGTAATCGGCTTCCACTTCAAACCATTGGCCAACACAGCCGGACGGCGGCGCTTGTAATGCGCTTCCTCCCACGTGTCACGCAACAGTTTCGCCTGCTCCGGTGTGATCGGCTTATCTGACTCCAAAACTGACGACGGTGTGGCACCTTCGCCGTAGAACCCAGACAAGAAACGATCCATCGCTAACGCCATACCGATCGTGTTGCGCTGCGCCTCGAGCGGCGAAACACCACGACGCATACCGGCCAACAGCAGCCAATGGATGGCACGCACGTCAGCCTCCGGGTAACGGTCTTTGCCAACCTCATAGAACATCGTGTCCTCCATGTCATCATACACAACCTTGACATGGTGCGGGTGAATCACTTTCATTTCCATCGGCAACTCACCAACACGACGCGGCGCGTAAATATAAACGCAACCATGCAACGCCAAAGTGGCAACAACCTCATGGACGAACTCGAACATCGTTTGATGGCGGTTCGGTTTAATCAACACCGACGGCGAAGGCAACGTTTCCATACGCGCGCCACGCTTGCGGATCAACTCGAGCGGCATCGTCGCGATCGAGTCAGCGATCAACGACACGCACGCCAGCACAGCAGACGAAGCGAACACGTTCGCCTCGCTGACAACCTCACCCGAGTAGTTCGGGTAGTACGGTCGCGCAGTGATCTGATACGGATCGATCGTCGTCGGCAATGCACGACGCTCGAACTTGAACAGGCTCACAACATCCCGCCGATGATAATCAGCGCAGCGCCCAAAACCATCACACCAACCGGCACGCTAAACGCACCAACACCAACAGCAACCAAACCGAAACCGACCATTTGGATTGTGGTAGTCAACTTGTTACGCATTTAGTCCTTCCACACATCTACGACCATCGGTTCATCTATTGCTCTAGCCACTAGCGTAGCACGATCCAATGCGATGCATAGCGCAATAGCAGCGTCGATCTTTCTCTTAGATTTGCCCTTGCTCAATCGCCAACCCTCGTCGGTCATGCGTTGCGCAGCAGACAACACCTGATCAACAAACTGCGGAGAACCATCGTGCGCCACCTTGCGGTTCACGATCATCTCATACGCATTACCGCACGCCGGGATCATACGCGCCCGAGACTGCGGAAACTCCACCATCGCCAAACCATCATCGGCCAAAGCCTCAGCCGAACGTTGAAAATACGCCGGGTCATACGCGAACTCCCGAACCTCGAACCGGTTGTGCAACTCACGCAAATAAGCCTCAACCTCAGCCACGTCGAGCGCCTGCTGATCCGGATGCCAAATCTTCGCGCGCACCACCACCACGTCCTCGTCCGGCTGCGGCTGTGCAATAACCACCGCGATAGAGTCATGCTTCAACGCCATGTCAATCCCAACAAACACCGGCAAATCATCACGCAAATCCAAAGTAGAACGACACAAATCGAACGAACCAACCGGCAACCACGACTCCTGCGAACGCGTCCACTGGTTCAAACGGTAACGACGAAACGCGCTCTCGCTCGTCTGCTTCACCGCCACCTCCATATCCTCCAAATCCATCAACCCATGCGCCAAATTGGGATTAGCCCGCAACCACTCACCACGATCATCGATCGGACAGTCAGTAGAAGCCTCCCACCACCAAAACCCGAACGTCGGATCCACAACATCGCCCGCCGCCACTTGCTTACCGTAATTGTATAGACGACCGCACAAAGTATCTAAATCGAAACCGGCAGTCGTGATGCCAACCACCAACGGATCGCGACGCGCACCAGAACCCAACGTCAACGCGTCCCAAAGATCCTCGTCCCTTTGCACGTGAACCTCATCGAACACAACCGTAGAAGGATTTAAACCTTGCTGCAACTTCGCATCAGACGATAACACACGAAACACCGCACCGGTAGAAGGCACCGAGATCACATCGCGATAAATCTTGCAAATACCAGACAACGCCGGCGAACGCTGCACTTGCTGCTTAGCAGTCTCAAACACGATACGCGCTTGTTGGCGATCACCGGCAGCAGCGTACACTTCAGCACCAAGGCCACCTTCGACCAAACCGTGCAAAGCGATAACAGAACCGAGCAGCGACTTCCCATTTTTGCGACCAAGGCCGACAAGCGCACGACGGTAACGACGCCGACCATCAGGCCGCAATTCGTAAATGTTGCGGATCAGCGCCTGCTGCCACTGGACGAGTTCCAACGGCTCGCCGGCCTTGATCCCTTTATCGACGTGCAGGAACGTGCGCGCGAAATCGATTACCGCGTCGCCATCGGTGGCGTCACAGATCGTCGGGGTTGACCACGTTGGCGCGCTGTTGGTTCCGGCGTCTGTATTCATCGAGTTCATTCGCTACCCTTATCTCAAAAAGTCCGAGCCTTGCGCGCTCAGAAACCGGGAAACCCAACAATTGTAACCAGCCAGTGATCTGGGCATCGGCCTGTTCCAATTGTTTAACCGCCGGGTGAGTGACGGTCTGACCGTTTGCGGTTGTGTACCAACGATTGCGCACATCATCACCCAACCACAATCGCAGCCGGTTGGCCGTCTGCAACTTCTCAACCAGCAGACACATCAAAACCATGTCGTGGCCCTCTGACAGGTGGCGGCGACCGGCTGCCCACAACTGCTGCCAAACAGCCACACCATACTCGTCACACCACTCAGGTGCCGCCGGCAAATCATCAAGGTGCACCACGGCTAGCGCAGTTTCCGGCGTCGGTGCGGTCGGCAGTTTCTTTTTCGACGGGTTGCCGTTAGCGCGATGAACCTCGAGCGGTTTCGGCTTGGCTCCACGGCCTACTCCTGTTTTCGGTTTAGGCATGGACGACCGCCGATCGACGCCGATCCGCACCTGATCGAACCTGATCGAACCCCGATCTAGGCCCTAGGGCGTTCCCACGGATATATAT